AACCAATCAGCTCCATAACTAAATGCTATTTTTTGATACCCTTGATATCTTAATATTCTATAACATTCCCTAGCTTCGATTTCATTTTTACCCTGTACTACAGCCATTGGTGTAGTTTCTTCTGGGTAATTTCTTTTAAGCCATGATTTTGCTGATACTAATGTAGCTATTTTATCTTGCCAATAATCAGGTACTATAAATTCATCTGGTTTGAAAAAATGTAACCAATGCCATAAGCGTTCATCTTTATATGGTTTCCCTAATTCATGTAAAGAGTTATCCATAATAATATAACGCCCCATTTCTTTAGATTCTTGAAAATATTGTTTATACTCTTCGCTTTCATCTAATAAGTGTGGTAAACAATAATCATAGTCAATCATCCCTCTGACTTGTTTCATATAGGGAATGGGTGCTTCGTGTGATACTTTCATATAACTTTTCTTGGTCTTCCTCGTGTTTGTAATTTTACTTGTCTTGTCCCAAATTCTTTATCACAGTAATGATAAAAATCCTCTAGCGTACCTCCAAATTCCTCCATTTCTTTTTTTATCTGTTCTCGAGACATTTTAAATGTATGGTAAAAATCCTTTGAAAGGTTATTCATACGTTCTTTTTCGTCTTTTTCAAAATCATCCCATAAACGTTTTCTCCTAGCACCGTTCATGGAATTTTTTTCATTAAATAAAACAGCATCGGGATATGTTTCATGGTGTAGTTGGTTTATTTCCATTTCAGCATATCTAGCTTGCCAATAGTAATGAGAAAATTCATAATCACCATTTCTAATTTTTCTAAGTAAATCAGAATTTTTATGTAATGGTTTATTCGGGGAATCAAATCTTCTCCACCATCTAAATTGATTATAATTAAGGGGTTGTAGTTGAGATATTTTCTCTAAAACTGTATCTTCATCTACATCGTAAATATAATGTTTAATCATACTTGAATATACAAACTTTTATTTAAAAAACCAAATAATTTTAATAAATAATTGTTAAATCATCATCATCTCTTTTCTTTTTTTCTAATTGTTTTATTTGAGATTTAATAGCTCTAGTACCATTAGGTCCTAATTTTTTAGTTTTTTTTGTTTTTGATAATTTAGATTTTAAGTTATTTATTTTTTCTTTGATTGAAGATTTAGTAGAAGAAGAATCCAGAGTTGTGGCTTCAACACTCTTGGCTTTTCCCTCCTCTTTTACTTCTTCTACCTCATCTTCGTAATGTAACCCTTCGTTTCCGTTTTGACCTATAATATCCATTCTTTTATCTGCTTCATCTTCATCTATCTTACTGATTTCATTTTTTATAACTTCATTAACTTCTTCTTTACTGTAAGGAGTATCAGGAATTAAATCATCTATATCATAAGGTGTATTAAATTCTCTACCTTCGGGAACAGAACATTCTATGGTTTCACCATATATATTTTCTCTAGTAGGTTTTCTTAATCTAGCAAAAGCAAAATTAGCTGCTATTACTAATGCTATAGCTAAGGGATCAAATACAAATATTATTGTTAATAAAAGATAATTTATTATCTTATCCATAGGTAAACCTGTTAGGCCTGAAAGATATTTAAGTGGACCCAATTCACTTGTAGAACCATCTCCTATTCTAGTTTCTACTATTTCAGTTTCATATTCAAATATTTTTTCATTTAAAACATCTACTTTAGCATTTATCTCTGTTTGTCTAATTATAGCTTGATCTAATTGTTTTTCTAGTGCTTTTCTAGTTCTACTAGAGGTAGATGTAATAATTTGATTAGTTTCTTTATCTCTCCATTGAATTTTATTATTAGATAAACCTTTTCTAAGTTCTGTTACAGCCTCATTTATAGATGTTTTTTCTTCAGTATAAACTTCTAATTGTTCTTTAACATTATCTCTTTTAGTTTCTATTAATACAATGCGAGCTTCAACATTACCTTCTTTATTTGCTGTATCTTGGTAAGCAGAAGATAAAAATCCATATATGCCCATTGAAGTAATTAATATTAATACAACACAAGCAATAGATAAATAAATTTTAAGTAATATTGGTAATGTTTTTCTATACTGATAAAGTAAAGATGCTATAACTAATTTAGCTACCTCTAATGAAGCCGCCATTATTATAACTGCAAAAGCAGCACCCGCAAATAATTTACTTAATCCACTAATTGAATAAAATGCAGCTGAAGCCGATACTGATAAAGCTGATAAAGCTATTAAGAATGGGAATATTCTTTCTTGAATTTTTTTAAGCATAATTAAAAATTTAATTTCTTAAACCCTTATGCTTATCTATTTTATCTAAAATTTTATTTAAAAGATCCATTTTTATAAATCCAGCCATAGAAGCATTTTTAAGGGCGCTAATAATTTGAAATAGTAAAAAAGGTACAACTATAGTTTCACTTAACCAACCTGTTCCTTGAAAACTTTTCTCAACTGTTAAAATTACTCCTAAAAGAGCCCACCATACTACTACTGTTCTTAATACACTGAGAGCCTTATAAGTTTTAAAACCTTCTCTTTTTATTCCTGCTACTATACCAAAAAATCCATCTAATAAAACTACACAAGTAATTGATAAAAACTGATCGGCATTATCCATAGTCAATTCAAAAAAATAAGAACATATAAAGGCACAAACAGTTGAGATAGATAAAATAACAGTTGTAGTTTTCATAATTTAAACAATATCTTTAGATTCTATTAAAGTGTAGGTAAATGAATTTCCCCAAATATCTCTAGCTTTTCTCATAATTTTCATAAATGCTGTCCAATCATCATTAGCAGCTATTACTTGACACCCTGCTGACCATCTATCTATTTGGGTTGATTTTCTACCAGCATATTTAGTTGCTCTATGTATGTTAATACCATAAAGACCTTCCATAACATTTTCTTCTATAAGATCATAATTACCATCTTTATTTTTATCTCGATAAACTTTAACTGGTTTTTGTTGACCTAATGCTTCATACCTACCTTGATGAAGTCTTATTTTATGTGAGCCCCTATATTGGTCTGGTTTTAGAATAGCAACCCCATGTTTATTCATTATATTTTCAGCCCAATGTTTTCCAGGGTCTGTTGTTGCTTCATAACAGTGAAATTGCCATACCCCATTTAATTTATAGGATATAGTAATACAATCATCAAATTTGTTTGTGATTTCATTATCAGTATCAGAATTTCTTACACCAACAATATTTACATCATAATCCTTATCTAGAGATCCACCTGTAAACCATTTATATCCTTTTGATATAACAGTTTGTTGAATTTGCTCTCTTGTATAACAAGTTTTCATAACTATTCTATTTTATTTTTCTTTATTACCACCAAATATTTTCCCTGCTTCTGCTATTCCAAAACTTCCTAATGTTATTATAACAAATGAATTGTAAATATATTCTTGAACATGAAGTTCTCTTCCAAATATACCCGTTATAATATCTACTAGGGCAAATAATACCATCATAGCAAATGCAGCAAATCCAACGACACTCTTTTCATTAATATCATTATCATCTTTAAACATGTCTCTAAAAGCCATAAGTCTTTGTCTTATCCAATTTTTAATTTTCATAAAACTTAATTTTTAAAAAACAGTTAATTAAAGTGATTATTTTTTCTTAGGTCTGCCTCTTCGTTTTTTTCCTTTAGCAGCATCAATAACGTCTCCAGCCTGATCCGCTACTTCAGATATAGCTTCTTTTACGTCATCAAATTCTTCCTTTATTCTGTCGGCTCTCTCTTTAATTTCTTCAACAACATCCTCTATCTTTTCATCAATAGTGGTTTTTCCTAGTAACCAATTCCAGAATCTTTTTAATTGTTTTAGGATCCAATTTCCAATTTTCTTTAAATGTTCCATTAGTATTCTAATTTATTTTGTTATACATATGTAAAATTCTACTAACCATCACAAGAAACGCAATCAGCAACCCTAGATCCTAAATCTCCTTTTATAACAGAATCAGTCCTAAGGTAATAAAGAGTTTTTACCCCCAACTTCCACGCCTCTAGGTGGCATTGATTGATCCATTTTGGGGAATCTGTTGGATCAAAACATAAATTTAAGGATTGAGTTTGATCAATATACTTTTGTCTGATTGCAGCTTGTTGTATTAATCCCAGTTGATTTATTTCAGAAAATGTTAAAAATGTTTCCTTATCTTCTTCACTTAATACATTATTTGGTAAATTTTGTACTGATCCATTATCAACTAATATTTGATCCCATACTTTTTCAGTATCATTTTTAGTTTCTTTTAATTTTTTAACTAATTCAGGATTTTTAACTATAAAAGTACCTTTTGCTCCATTAAATGTGTAAACATTAGCGGGTTGTGGTTCAATTCCTGCTGAACATCCCGATATTCTAGAATTAGATACTGTAGGTGCTACAGCTAATAAATGAGTATTTCTCATACCTGTACCTCTACACCATAAAGGTTCACCATATTCTTCTGCTAACTA